CTCACGGCTGTCCCGCTAGCACCATCGTGGACCTTCTGTGAAGGGCCGCACAAATGTGTGCTATTCGTGGTCGTGGATGCAGTCAGTGACGCGCGACAAGTGACACTGCAGGTAGGTGGCGTGACTTTGAATTGCCAAGCACAGTCACCGCGTAATGGCGCTTCGGTCGACATTGGTCCTGAGCTCACGGCAGCTCTCGCGGATGCAGCCTTGCAGTTGAGTGGTCTGGCTGCTGCACTGCGTATGTGGACGGACCTATACGGTTCCCGCGACGACGCGCTTTCCGCTCTCATTGCAGCCGCCGACGTCTTCCGCTGGTACAAACAATCATGTGGTCGCGTCGACGAGCTGGGCACATTCCCAGTCGCGCCAGATGCCGACGGCTGCCTGACTGGAATAGTCCCTCCGATGACGGCGTTCGACGTCACGCTGCTACGCAAGTGTGCGGGCTCCAGTACCGCCGCGCTGACGCAGTCGCTATCGTACTACTCCGATGTCAGCCGCCCGCGTGGCGAGTGTCACCTGCGCTCCGCGGACCCAATCTCTCTGGTTGCGATCGCGGCGGGCCTATTCGTGCCTACGACTCCTTACGGCTACCTTGAGCCTTCACGCGTCGTGCAGTGTTGTGACGTCCTCAACGCACGGTTGATGTGGGCTGTCGAATGCGAGGTGTGGTCTACAGGGCTAACGCTCGATGATCTGCATTGTCCAGGCGCTGACGCAGACCGCGTGCTCCTCTCACAGGCTGCATGGAAGCGCATCTTCGCTCGTTCTCAAGCGCGCATCGCGGGCGTCGCCAGCTCTATCACCTATAGGCAAAGGAAAATCCCGTTCGCGAAGCGTTTCACGACCGACACGGCACCGGTACTTGGCACTTCTTCCTGTTGGGGTAGGTGTCCGACCACATTAGCCCCTGGTTATCTGTCTGCGTTATTACCCACTAGCTATACTTCGCCGGCCCTGCCAGCGTTTACCAGGCGCGCAGGTGGCGGGTTAGCTGACGGCGACGTCTTCGACGGTCCGTTGGAGTGTCGGAGCGCGGATCAGCTGGAGTGGCAGACGTGGTTGTCGAACTTGGCGCTAACTTGCCTCACCCCTACCCAGCCATCCGTTTGCGGTGCCATGCGCCTGCTCAACGATGGGAATACTCAGAGCTCGCTGCTGCATATGCCTGTGTTATCCCCTAACATCATCTCCGTGCTAGCCTTCATGTGTGAGCGCACTACCACAGAGGCAAAGGGGTCGTTGGCGCTGGGGTGTCCGTTCCCACGCATATACGGCAGCAGAGCCGCCCGCCTGATGATCGACCGCGGTGCCACGCAGCCACGCAGACCTAAGCAGTACTTCCCATACCTGT